TCTTTTAGAAGGTAATTATGGTTACTTCATTAAAACTAAATAGATATTTGCTAGAGATATTACGGCAATATGTTACTTTTTTGGTAGATGAAGAATTTCCACCGATTGATAAGATAATTGTACAAAACAATACAACACAAAATTCAGTAAAACCAGAATTTGTTTTTATCAATGACGGGTGGGTTTTAGAAACACCATCATTATGTTTCAAAAGACTAAACAATGCAACTGATTATACTCCTGCTATAAAAAAACAAACAACACGTGGTTTATTTGGTTGTGCAACAAATGAAAAACTTGAAACATTTTTTACTGGTTCTGTTTTAACAAATCAGAATAAGTATTATATGTCAATATATGACAAAAATATAAATGATATAAACTCTCATCACGAGTTTGATATAACTTATGCACATATATCTGGTTCTGGATCATCATATACACAAACTGATGGTACATATACCACTCAATTTCTTCCTGCAAAAACAATGTATAGAAAATATATGTTGGAATGTTTTGATAAAACAGATGGTAAATTTGAATTTAAGAATGGTATAAATGGTGATTATTTCTATGCAATTCATTTTGATAGAGATTCATTCAAAGACAGATTGGATCCAGGAAACTTTCAGATAACACTTTCTCCAATCGTTTCAAATCCAAATCAATTATACAATACTGGTAGTAACTTTTATTTCAATACCGCTTCTAATACTATATTTACATTGATAGATGATAGTTCTGATGCAAAAGAACAAGTTACATACATGGAAGATGTAAAGGATTATTATTATCTTGTCTCTGGATCTTTATTAGATGGTGTATATGATGAAAATAGTTCTAATGCTTGGGGTGTAGTTTTTCCGAAGAAGGGTCTACTTATACTAGATGGAGTTGTTTTGGATCAATCGTGTTCATTTAATACTGTTACCGCTTCAATCGAAGGTGATAATATAAAAAAACTATTTTATTCTATAAGTGGTTCAACTGCACCAACTGATGCTAGAACAAATTATGGTTCTTGGTTTGCAAGATCATCTGAATACAATTTAGTTGAAACTTACTTTTGTAGAGTTAGACCGAATGAAATGGCATATTCAAACAATCCAACATATTCGAGTGGTAGTAATAATGAATTAAGATATAAGTCACCAGTTGATGATAGTTTTGCATACATAACAACAATTGGTTTGTATAATAATAAAAGAGAATTGATTGCAGTGGGTAAAGTTGAAAAGCCAATTCTTAAAAAGAAAAACGATGAGTGTATTTTTCAAGTTAGAGTGAGAACAAACTAATGTCATTTCAATTCGGAAATACAATAAGTGTTGCTTGGAAGAAGTTAAAAGCTGGTGATTACACAGTTAGATCATTTGAGGCAAATAAACTTTGGAAAATAAATACAGACCAAAACGACCAATACTATTATGATAAAATTGGTATGAAAGTTTATCGTGCATTGTATGCGGAAAACCACAAGTATTTTGGTAAAGTTGCAAATTTAAGTTCTTCTTTATATGAAAGAGTTTTTACATCCCAAAGTTTGGATCCAAAATTATTATGGTATCATCTTGACCACACATACTATACTGAATATGAAAATGGTAAAGTTCCTGTTTATATCACAGAAGATGCAACGCTAACATATCTTTGGCAATCAAGTTCAATGGTAGTATTACCTATGAATATATTTGGTGAAGGTATAAAAAAGAAAAGTTTTACAATGACCAATTACAGTACAACTTCATCAAAACAATTCACGGTAACAGATGATGGTTTGGGTAATTTGATAGACACTTCTTTTGATACTGGAAGTTTTATACCAATAGAAAACAATTCACTTTATATTGGATTTAATGAAAAGTATAGGGAGTTTAATTACAAAAATGAAAAATTAGATTATGTGCTAGATACATCACCAAGAAGACATAATGTAAGAATACTAAATACAAAGAAAATATCCTATCAAGATGGAATACCAACAAGTGATACACTCGAACCAACTGGTGTTTCTGCAAATATAGATGGTGCTTATTTTCAAGTAAACGATGCACATGAATTTAATTTTACAAGAATAAATAATTTTGCATTTAGTTTTTGGATAAAAGTTCCCCCAACACAATCAATGTTATCATCGGATTACAATTCCATATTTAACAAAAACACAATAGAAAGAATTGATAGAAATGGAGTGACATCGGTTATTGCAAGTCCTACTGAACAATATCCATTTGATATTTCTTTGTTAAATGTATCTTCATCATCGCCAAATTCAATAAGATTTAGACAAAGTTCAGAGTTAGAAACTGCATTTGTTACATCAAGTGCACTAACACCGGATAATTGGCATCATGTTGTTTGTCAAAAGACAGGAAGTAATTATCAAATATGGTTGAATGGATCATTAAATGCATCTACGAATGCTATAATTTCAAATAAAATTCTAAACAATCACAATTTTTATATCGGTGATAACGGAACTGGAACAAAATGTCTTTCTGGATCATTAGATGAAATCAGAATATACAGAACTGGATTAACATCAAATCAAATAAATGGATTATATGACAATGGTTATGAAACAGGATCTGCATATCAAACTAATAGAGTTGGAAATGTTTTTTACAAAAGAGGTATTGTAGTAGTTTCTGATCCAAGACCAAAATATGCAAATGCATTTTTAGGAGAAACGGGAAATTTTGACTACAACACATTAGATGATGGATTTAGTGGACAATTTAGAAGTACAACAACAATGTACGAACATGAAATTGTTTGTAAAATTAAAAAGAATGAATTTAACTATACACAAAATCCATCTATATTGCGGGATGTTCAATCCGGACCTTCATTGTTAGATACTTATGTATCAAATCCATATTTCAATCCGTACATAACAACCATTGGTTTATACAACAAGGATAAAGAATTGGTTGCAGTTGCTAAATTGGCAAATCCATTAGAAAAAAGAGACGATGTAGATATGAATATCATTGTAAGGTTTGATATGTAATGCGTAGAAATCAGGTTGCAATAAAGCATGGTTTTCGTAGTGGGTTGGAAGATAATGTAAATGATTTGTTGAAAGAAAGTAAAAAATCATTTAGTTATGAAACTGAAAAAATATCCTACATACAACCAGAGACTAAACACAATTATACACCAGATTTTGTTCTAACCAAAATATCTGGTCAAAAAATGTATATTGAAACAAAGGGTAGATGGGTAAAGACAGACCGATTAAAATTTGACCTTATATTTGAACAATATCCTGGAATAGACATTCGTTTCGTATTCCAAAATCCTAATGCAAAGTTATACAAGGGAAGTAAAACAACTTATGCCCAATACTGTGATAAGAAAGGTTGGCTATGGGCAAAAAAAGAAATACCGGAAGATTGGTTAAAAGAGTGCTTGTAATTGTCACAAATTTTTACTATATTTGTGACAAGTATTATTTTACATAAAGTGTGTTTATGATTAACTATGATTTGTTATCACTTGTAGAAAAAGTTCTCGGTAAAGGTAGAAGAACATCTGGCAACAATTATTCGTTCTTTTCACCATTCATCAGTCATTACAAACCAAAACTAGAAATAGATTTATCGGTAAACAACAATTCAGAAAATCCATGGCATTGTTGGGTTAGTAATGCTAAAGGTAGAAGTATAGTTTCTCTTTTCAAGAAATTGAAAGTTGGTAGACAATTTCAAGAAGACCTCAATAAAATTCTCAAAACAAAAAACCTATACATTCAGAATAAAAAAGAAACAAAAGAAGAACTGACTTTACCAAAAGAATTTATCAGTTTATATCAGTTTCCAAAGATAAAAGATATTCAGATAAAGATGCAGATGAAACAGGCATTAAATTATTTGAAATCAAGAGGAATTGGTAGAACGGATATTTTGAGATACGGTATTGGTTATTGTCCAAGTGGAAACTATTCTGGCAGAATTATCGTTCCGTCTTATGATGACAATTTCAATATAAACTTTTTTGTTTCTCGCTCTATCTTTGAAGAAGACGCATTAAAATATAAAAATCCAAAATGGAGCAAGGATGTTATTGGATTTGAAAGTTTCATAAATTGGGAAGAACCTATCACACTCGTTGAAGGAGTATTTGATGCTATTACTGCAAGATACAATGCAATTCCACTATTTGGCAAAATAATTCAACCAAGACTTATGGAAAAGATATTATTACGTAAACCACCGAAAGTAATTGTTGCACTTGATAATGATGCAATGAATGATGCGATAAAA